TCTAACTTCAGATAATCTATTATGTCTTTTTTGGTCATTGATTTGGCGGTGTCAATGACTGATTTGCTTACTTCGCTCTTTTTCAATCCGCCTTTTTTGTAGGCATTTACTAACTTGAAGAAGTTTTGTTGGCTTTCGCTTGTGCTTGGCATATGTTTTATCTCCTAATATATTTTTTGTATAAGTATTTACGATAATCTTCGTCGTCATTATTGTCGTCATAACTGTGAGGATAATGGCGGTTTTGTTCTTTGTTGAGTTGATTTACTATTCTGTTGGCCCAAGTTCTGCCAGCGTCTCCTCCCCATCCATTCCACGCTTGCCAGCCTTTGCCTTTTTCATCCCAAGTGCTGCCTTGTTTATCAACTTCGTGTCTATCAAAATATGCTTTCATTCTACGCACAGTTTCTTCACTTAGCGGTCTTTTATTGATTAGGTCGCGTGCTCTTGCTAATCCAACAGGCGTCATTCCTTTTTGACTATCTGGCTTTTCTTCACGCACCTTCAGTGCCATCTCAGCATTCTTAGCCATTTCTTCTGTTGGAGTATAACTTGCCATATTATAACTTTATGGTTTTGCGGGCACTGCTTTGAGTGCGTGTGCCAACTCGCATACCATAGCCAATCTTTGGCTCTGGCATTGTTATATCTTTACCTTGAGGCAAACTATTCTTTTGCCCAGTTGATAAATTCGTTGTAGGCTTTTCTTTCTTCATAGAATGGGTCTTCTCTGGTTTCTATATAAGTATCATACTGCTCAGGAATTTGTATAGGTTCTGGCGTTCGTACAACATCTGTATATATTGTATTTGTTATAGTAGGCGTAGCAACAGGAGGTAGTATTAGTTTCATATTGTATTACAATATATACATATCCTGTAGTGGTCAAAATATTTTATGCAGACCATACAAAGTTTGTGCCATCATACTTCAGATATTCATTTGTGCCCGGCGAGCCAAATGCTGTTATAAGAGCACTGGATAATACAGCCGCAACATTACCAGATGTTACACTGGCGTCGCTGCCACTTGTGCCGCTGGTGCCACTGCTGCCTGATGTGCCATTATCACCATTGTCTCCATTGAGGCCACTGGTTCCGCTGCTGCCACTGGTTCCACTGCTGCCCGGTGTTCCATTATCACCATTATTACCACTTGTTCCACTGCTTCCGCTTGTTCCGCTTGTACCATCTGTTCCACGTAGAACAAGCAATGCCCAATTAGCATTATTTTCTGGGTCATTTTGGCCAGAAGATATATTCACCGTAGCAATATAACTGCTGCCATTATAATATACTATATCATATACTTGATATGTGGCTCCAGAGTTCCAAGTTCCTTGCCACACAATACCTGCTCCACTTTCACCACTGGTTCCGCTGGTTCCGCTTGAGCCAGAAGTGCCACTATCGCCACTTGTTCCGCTGCTTCCAGATGTTCCACTTTCACCGCTGGTGCCACTGCTGCCGCTGGTTCCACTCTCACCACTTGTACCACTACTACCAGACGTTCCACTTTCACCACTGGTTCCGCTTGAGCCACTTGTTCCATTTTCTCCACTTGTGCCACTGCTTCCGCTGGTTCCAGTTTCACCACTTGTTCCGCTTGATCCAGACGTTCCACTTTCACCGCTGGTGCCACTACTGCCACTACTTCCATTTGTTCCACGCTGTGCAATCAACTCCCAGTCGGTATTTACTTCAGGGTCATCTTGACCAGATGATATGCTGGTTGTTGCTATATAACTACTACCATTATAATATACCACATCATATGCGTCATACGCTGTTGTATCATTCCAAATACCTCTCCATACCAACGATGTGCCATTGGCTCCACTGGTGCCACTACTGCCAGACGTTCCACTTTCTCCGCTTGTACCAGATGTGCCACTTGTTCCATTTGTTCCTCCACCCCCACCAGCACCAGCATTTAGGGCATATGAAGCAGTACCATAATATACACCATCAGTGCCAGAAAAATATCCAGCAGTGCCATATCCTGTTTTTATAACAATATTGCCTGTGCCTGTATTTTCTATCTCAAAGTCACCATTTGTTCCAAAGGTGCGAATAGTACGAGCATCATAATCACTTGCTCCAGTTGTAGAAATATAATCAATGTATGTATCTCTATTAGACCTGTTATGATGTCCAAGTTCTATTGCCGCATCATCTATTAGATTGTCTCCAATTCTACTATTATTTACCGAATTGCGAACATCAAGGCTTCCTGAAAGATATAATGTACCATCACGTTTCAGTGCTCCTTTTTCATTCGCTGCTGTTCTAAATCTTATTTCACCATCACCAAGTGTTGTGCCAACATTACCAGCACTTAGTACCAATACACCTCTTCCACCGGGACCAACACCTCCACCAACACCAACAAGGTCAATCTGAGCACCATTATTTTCACCATTCTGCTCACCACCAGTTATAATAAAGTTTCCATTATTATCTTGGTATCTCATACCATTCTGGCTGTTTATCATAATACCAGAACCAGTTATTTCAGGTGACTCAAGTTTGGCCGCAGTCATTTTGACGGTGGCATTGATTGTACCTGCTGTAATCTTACCAGCATCCAACTCACGAATAAGAGCCTGTGGCATATATACACCATTGGCATCAGCAGTAAATGATTGTGTTATTGTGCCATCACTTGTGCTATAAATCTTGAATACATCTGCCTGAACAACAAACTCGCTTGGAGCAGTTGCTTCATTCATTATTCTAAAGCCAGCAACTCTTGGCGTTCCAGTTGTTGTTACCGTTAGAGCATATTTATCACCATAATTTACAACAGATTGGCTGATAGGAGTAATGCGTCCATCATCAACTGCTTGCCAAGTTGTTCCATTCCAACGATATGGCTTATAGTTGTCATCAGTATCCCACCATAAATCACCAATGCTGATAGATGCTGTCGTAGCACCAGTAGGAGCAGTTGTTTGGTACCAAGATACTTTGCCAGTCAATCTTTCTGGTGTGCTCCAAGAGCCAATAAGAGTTATGCCATCGCCACCAGAGATAAGTCCAACCGACACCCATAAAGCATTACCATCATCGGCAGGTATGCTTGTGCTCCAGAATGCTGGTGTAAGATTACCTGTTGGTGTAGCAGGAGGTGTAGCACTTCTGCGATATATCTGATATTGTATATTACCAGCACTACCGCTTGGACCAGCATCACCAGTTCCAAGAGCAAAAACAGCAGCATTTACCTGACTGCTTACACTGGATGTATTGTTGCTTGTATCTATATTTTGTAGCCAAGCATAATATGTGCTGCTTGAAGTGATTGTCTTGTTCCAAGTAGTGCCAGATATAGTACCCTGAACAGTTGATGTACTAAAGTTATTGGCAGTATTCAGCCAAATCCGCGTGAATTTATAATCTGTATCTACAGCAGGATTTGTCCAGTTTAGTGAAAAACTTCCTGTGCCACCCGTGGCTGTTATGCCAGTAGGAGTTTGTGGTGCGGTATTATCGCCATTTATCTTTAGGCTTTTGCTTACATAAGAACTGAACACACCAAGATAGTTCAAGTTTCTGGCACGGAACATATATGTCTTGCCCGCCACAACATCCAATGTAGTAAATGTGCTGTCTGTGCGTGGAAATATGCCAAGAGCATCAAAATCAGCAGAACTTGTTTCTTTATATTCTACTGATATATCCGATATGCTGCCGCTATAAGAAGCACTCCAGTTTAGTGTGGCACTTGGAAATACAGTACCATCAGCATCAACTGTTGTAGTTTCTGTAACACTAAATCCAACTGGAGGCTGTACAATAAATGGGTTAGGTAGATTTGTATTTGGACTTAGGTCTCTATCTACGTCTTCACTAACAGGAAAATCATATATATCCGAACTGGTTTCCTTGAGCAATAATCCAATGCTTAGGTCCGAGTTTATAGTAAGTTCATTGACCTCAAATACTTTATTTACCCATCCATATCTTGCTACGGATAGATAAACATTATCACCAGCAATAAGTTGTAGGCCGCTTATTTTGGTTGTACATTGTACGCTCAAATCCTGACGACTATCCAGCAATGTTAGTTTGGCAATACGTCTTGCGATTGTATGGTCTGTAACACCAGATAGTTCAATGTCTATTGGATTATCAAAGTTGTCATCTTCATTTAGATAAAAACTGCTGGTTATAGGAACAAAATCAGATGCTTGGAAACTGCTGGTGTATGTATTGCCATCTATAAACAAGCCACGAACGCTGTTGAATGCATTGGCTTGACTTGATTTTGTGGTTACATTGATGCCACCAATCAGGTCATCTTCATTTAGATATACGGTTGGCGTATTATATACACCAGCCTTTATTACAAACTTACCATTGGTATATACCAGTTTGCCATAGCACGTCTTTAGTATATCTTCTATGACTTTTGCTGGCTTGGTATTCAGCGTAAATGTATAGTTACAGGTATATCTTTTGCCTGTGCCAGCACCATATGGCTCATAGTTGCAGGCATCTTTGGCAATGCCAAAACTTGTAGCATCTATTTCAGTAGTATCAGCACCAAAATAGTTTAGAAGATAATGGCGTAGTATAAGTGCTGGATTATCGTAATAATTTACATTGTTGCCATTTTCATCTTGTAGTTGATGACCAACAATCGTGGCTGATATATTTGGAATACCATTTGGATATGTGTTCGGGTCAGCCGTTAGACGAACATATACAGAAGCAATGCTGTTTAGCCTATGGTCGCTCGTCCATTCTGTTGGCGGCGTCATATCATATGCTGTTTGTGAAGCAGCACCAATCTTGTATGTCATTGCCAGTTTATCTGCTGGAAATAATGCACTTTGTCCGCTGCCACTATCCCACGCCTGAACATCATTGAAGAAAATGGACTTGAACTCAGTAACTTCGTGCCCAGCAAGGGCAACAATCATATGTAAAAACTCGTTCTTACCAGAAGTTCCAGAACTATTGGTGCTGGCAAATACCACAGGCCCAGACACCCTTGCCATACCATATATGACTCTGCGAGACGCAACTGTATCACGGGTCATTGATACTTTACCAGCAGCATCCGCTTGAAGATTACCAAGGTTTGGTATTTTCTGCATACTGCGAATGGAAGCATATGTTCCCGCAGCAACAATGGCATATGCCGCATATGTGGCAGCAGTAGGTGCCCATAGTGGCATTGATACTACCAATGCTCCCCAGATTTCAAGTATTGCTACGGCTACTAGTTGTGGCATAAATCAATTCTCCTTGTAATAATACGCTGATGTTATTGCTGTTTTTCTGCGAAATGCTCCACCAGCAAACAATGCTTTTGTGCCATCATATATACCAATGGCATTTTCACACAATACAACATCACCAACATATATGGCATTATCTTTTCTTTTTACCAGACCAGCATCAGTCAATACTTTATGCCAGCCTCCTTTTGCTTGTATCAAATCAAATGATGTTTTTTCGTCTGTGCATTTATCAGCAAAATCTTTTAGAAAATCCTTCTTGTACATAAACTGTAGCATCTTCCCAACAAAAAAGCCGCAGTTGTTGTTCTTCCAATCAAACTCCTGCATATGCAGTTCTTGCAGTTTATGATAAAATGTGTTGTCTATATACATCAACTACCTCCTATGTTTGTGCCGTCGCCACCTTCACCATTTTCGCCGCCGCCAGTATTGGCTGAACTACCCGGAGCACTTGTGCCCCAGTAAATGCTTTTGTCTGCCATAGAACTTACAAACTCAAGTCCTTTATCGCCCGGTGATATGATTTGCTGTGCTTCGTCGGTATATCTTATATCCTTTTGTCTATTCAAGTCAATGAGCCTATTTTCGCATTTTATAACAATGCTGCTCAAATCCTTGGACTCTTGAATAGTCATCTGGTCCATTCTGCCACGGAACAATGTTACTTGTTCATACGCAGTCATACCAGTATTGTATAAAATAAGATATACTGCTACTTCACGACCTCTATAGTTGTTGCTAAGAGCAAGGCTTACATATTCTGTAGGTATTCCGCTAAGTGTAAGGTCCATTCCTTTGGCTGCTACTTCAGTTGCTTCTGTAACGGTAGATATTGTGCCAAGAGTTCCTACACCAATATATGTTCCATTGCCAAAATCATCATTGAAACTCTGTGAATATGTACCAGTCCATAATCTAACAGCACTGCCGCTAAAATCCATATACGCAGCCAAATATGGCTGAATAAGCGTTACAGAACTACTAACATATGTTGATGATATTCCGCTTCTGCTCATATTGCTTCAATCATTGGTATTGTTACGTTAGTCAGCATAAACTCATCAACAGTATATGTTATATCACTATTGACTAGTCGCATTTTTGCTTTTGATGTTGTATTGATGCTATATGCTGTGCTTGGATTTAGTTTAGGAAACAATGATGTCGCAGTTGTAAATTGTACCAGCCTGTTGCTTGTGCTGTCATAACCAAACTTGCCTACTTGTACGGTTCCACTGCTTACAGTAAAATCATTGCCTGTTGATGTAGTTGTTATACTAACCGTAGATGATATAAGAAACTTGCTCGGCAATGGAAAATAAAATGTTCCAAACTGGTCTCCTGCCCCAGTCAAAGCATTCAAGAACCCAGTTAGTTCTTCAGCATCACTTTGGAATAATGGAGCCAATGTTACATTTAGTTCCCACCATTGACCACCATAACGATATATCTGTGTCTTGCCAGTAAATGGCGACTGAAATCTTGTGGTCAATGTACGACTAGTAAATTCTATATTTCTTGGCTGTAGCCTACTATTTGTTGGATAATTGATGGGATATGTTGGCATATGATTTTGTATTTTAGGCTGCTACTAATCCTTTGGCATATGAACCGCCACGCAGTTTGGCATCCAATACAGATGCGATTGCTTCTTGTCTGAACTTTGGCAGCAACGACACCATTTCTGCTCTTACGGTTTGTGATACACCAGTTTCTATATATATGTTCTGCGTTACATTCATTGACTCACCCGGCATCATATCATTAGGAACGATATATCCATTTTCTCTTGGAACAAACATTTCTGGTCCTTGTTCTCCTACGGTATATGGCATACCTGCCATAACTGGACCACCACTTGCTCTGCCGGGCGGTAATCCTACCATTGTTCCAAATGCGGCACCAGCAACTGGATTTATAAAGCCTATTGCTGCCATAAGACCTCTTAGTATTGCTGTGCGTAGTATCAATACAGTAATATCTTTTAGAATACTCTTGAACACATTTTTTAGAGCATCACTAAAGTTTTGTCCTTCTACTATTGCTCTGCTGAACTGGTCAGCAAAATCTGACATATACTGGAAGCCTTGTGCTATTGTTTCATTTCTGGTCAAGAATACTTTTGCTTCTGCCTGAGTAAGCATTATCCTTTTCTGCTGGTCTGTAAGAGCCAATCTCATCGCACCTTTTTCCGACTCTCTGGATGCGGCAAGAAGTTTGTTTATTCTAACAAGTTCTTCTGTATATTGTGCTTCACCAAGAAGTTGCTTGTCGTTTAGTGCTATAGCAAGTTCTCTTTGATATATCGCATCCTTTTGTTGTTTGATACTTAGTTGAGCAAATGTTGCCTCTGCCTGATACTTGGCTCGTATTGCATCTACTTCCTGCTGTAATAACTCAAGCCTTCCTTGAGTCAATGTGCCTGATTTTATAAAGTTGTCTAATATCTCTTGCCTTACAGCAACTTCAGTTTTTGCTAATGCCTCAAAATATGCATTGGACTCTTTTAGTTTGTCATCCAACTCTGCCAATGGTCTCAATATATCTCTAACCTCTTTATTGCTATTGCGTAAAACATCCAATATATTGACATTTGACCCTCTTGGTAAAGCAATCAAATCTCTTTGTAGTTTCAAGTATTTTTCTGCCGGGTCATATAATGCTCTATATGAACTACCTAAACTATCTATTACTGTTCTTCTTTCTTGGTCTGTTCTTATACCATTGGCAACAAGAGCATCCAAATCTTCTAAGATTTTCTTATATCTGTTTGCTGGGTCAATAGCATCATCATATGCAGCACCAAGAAGTTTTATATTATCAGCCTTTTGTTTTTCGGATAAACCTTTATCCGCTTTTATCTTTGCTACTTCTGCGGCATATTTTTTGACCGGGTCAACTGCAAATATATAAGCCTGTGAAATGCCAGCAATAAGTTTGAGCCTATCTTCTTCACTCAACTTATTTTTCTTTACTACTTCATTTATTTTATCTACTTCCGAGGAATACCTTGCCACAGGGTCAATAGTGGCAAGAATACTATCTCTTACTTTTCTAAATGCTTCTGCTTGCAGTTCCAGTGCTGCTGCTCTTTCTCTATCTTGCTTCGCTCGGTCACGCAACAATGCTTGTTCTTCTCTGGCAAGTTGTAAATCTGTTTTATCAAATGCCCCTCTTGCTTGTTCAACTGCTGCTGCTACATTGCTGGTTGTTCCAAAACCACCTTGCCCTAAAAATGCACCAGCGGTTGTAGGAATTCCAGCCGGTCCTTTTGTATCTTGTAGTTTTTTTAGTTCTTTTTGGGAAATCAACAAGTTTCCAATCAGTTCAATAACAATCGCGTTGAAGTTTGCAAAAGCCAATTTTGCGTTATCAGCAAATTCTGATACTGCTGCTCCTGCTTCATCGCTAAATGTAACTACCTCTTTTGCAGCCTTATTTATATCACCACTTTCTGCTATGTCCTTGAAACCTTGTAATACTTTTCTGGAACTTTTTCCTAATATTTCTTGAGCCAAAGATGCTTTTTCAGCAGGGTCTTTTATTGTTTGTAGAGCCTTTGCAAATGCTACTACTTTATCATCTGCGTTCAGTTTATTGAAACTATCAGCATTTATTCCTAATCTGGCAAATGATTGTTCTAATGATTTATTTCCTTCTGCCGCTTCTACAGCACTTTTTTCTAACTTTGATATTGAAGCAACTACATCATCTACACTGGCACCACTTTTGGCAAAAATACCTTGTAACTTCTGCAAACTTACACCACTTATGCTAAGTTGGTCGGATAAATCTCCTATTTTTTCCGCCGTATTTAGCACATCTCTGGCAAAACTTGCCAGTCCAATACCTCCTAATGCAGCACCGAATAGTCGCAGTCCTTTTAGCCCACCACCTAATCCATTAGAAAAATCATCTATGCCACCTTTTGCTTTGGAGAATTCCTTCTTTGTATCAGAAGAGAACTTCTTGTTCTCTTCCTTCATCCGCGTCAATCCAGAAATGTATTTGGATACATTGGCGATAAAATCAACTGCTACTGTACTTAGGGTGGCCATATGTTATAATATACTTTTATATAAGTATAGAATAAAAAACTTATTTACCTTTACGCTGTGCCATATACGCCATAAAGTTTGATTTTATTGCTGCCTCTTTGTCTTGAATACTCTTGGGTTCTTTTGGCATAAAATCACTTGGCTCATACTTCTTTTTACCACTACCCATACAGTTTGCCATAACAGCACATAAAAGGGCAGTTCTGGCGTCTGCCCTTTTTTCCTTTGCTTTCCAAGCCTCAATAAGAGCCTTGTAAAGTTTATCGTTTGGACTCATTGAATATAAGACATCCAATGATATTGGCACATTTAGTTCTACTATGGCAAATGCGACAATATCGTGGGCACTTATATTACTTTTCATCGCCTATGGTGCTAAGAGTTGCTTGGAACTCTTCAGCAGACATATTCTCAATAGTATCAAACGTGGCTGTAGTATCCTTGGTATATTTCAGCAGGAATACAATATCACGCAAATCTGTTGCGGACTTGCCTTCTTTTTGGAATAGTTCCATTGCGTTTTTGCCAGTTAGTTTTTCATAATGGCACATTGACTTTAGGCTTATTTTATCAAACATAATTTATTCTTTCTTTTTTTGTTCATCCTGAAATTTGCGGTATAAACCATCATATTTTATCAGAAACATCTTTATACGATTTTCTTCTTGGCGAATATGATGCATAGTTAGTATATATTTGGCTCGCTGCTCATCAGTCCATTCAGCACCATATCTTGGATGATTTTTGCCAGTATATTTCTTACGCGACAAACTTATCTTGCGTTTGGTCTCCTCGCTATGCTTTTTACCTGTAAAACTCATATAACAATATATATAATGATGTAAAATAAAAAAGATATTTTAGCCTTAGATTTGTATAATAAAAAGCCCCGACATAATCGGGGCTTTTATCAAATAATCTAAAAAAGTGATTATGGGTTGAAATTGACTGCTCCAGATAGGCGAACCGAGACGTTTGCGGTCAAGATGCCTTGGGATGGGTCATCAGCAGTAATGCTGAACTCAGTAAAGGAACCAGTGAAGTTCCAGTCAGTCGCATCACTAAAGGTAATCTTGAAGATGTCGTTGCCCGGTGTATTGTTGGCGGACTGAGATACGATATAAGCGTGCACAGCGTTTGCTGGATTATATTGTAGGCCGAAGGTCAATATACCAGTATCGGTTAGTGCTGCTGGCTTGTATTCCTTGGCAACGCTTTCCATCGTGGTAATATCAATTTCAGGACGGGTAAAGTTAGGACCACCAACGTTGGTGACACCTGAGATTAGTGTTGGTACTCCAGCAGAACTGGTTGCTACTGCGAGTGTTGTTTTGCTATAGATTGCTGGCGATGGCATATTATTATCCTTGTTTTTAGATTATTTGATTTACTATCTTCTAATAAGTATAATGAAAAATAAAAAAATGATGGTAAAAATAAAAACTAATGTCTTGGCAAAAACATTGACAATACAAGTTTTTTAGGCAATATATATGGCTGTTGTCATAGATAGGTATAAAAGGTGAAGAAGCCCACTGCATAGCGGTGGGCTTCTTTTTTTCACTAAAATCAAATATAAAAACTATTTTGAGATTTTAGTATCATATTTATTCTTGACACACTCAATGACTAAAGAATGTGTCAATAACCTAAAATACAACAAATATGACAAACAACGTAGAACGCCCAGAGGGCACATTATCGGACTCCTATAAACGCTATGCTCCATATATCAAGAAGTGGAGAAGCAACAACAAGGATTATGTAAAACAATATAATCGGGACTATCAACGCAAGATGCGTAAAGACCCGATAAAGTATGGCGAAGCAAGAATGCGTATAGCATTACGAGCATATCTTCTTGGACAATGGAAATATAGTGCGATGGTAGTAAGCAGCCTTGGTATGACAAAAGAGCAGTTTTTTGTGAATATGAATACCACTGAAGTAGAGTTCAAGGAAATGCTAAAGACGCACGAGATTGACCATATAGTGCCAGCCAGTTGGTTCAACAAGCCAGAGAACAAACATCTAAAGCCATTCGCATACAAATACTATAACATCCAGATAGTAGAAAAGAAAAGCAACCGAAACAAGCATTGCTGGGTAGATGAAAATGAGATACGCACAAAATGCGTAATAAATCGTATGAAACTGGATTATATGTATATGAACACAGATTACTCAGAAGATAGTGCCAAGAAGATGAAAGCATTATCACTTGAAATAAATCATTTGTTGCGACAAATAAAAAAACAGAAAAAGTAAAGTAATAAAAAGCCCACCTGCTCGGTGGGCTTTTTTGTTTATACTTATGTAATATGCTTACAGAACATCCTGATGACGATAATGACGATATAAAGTTCTATGCGGTTACAGTAATATTCAGCAGATTTTCTATGCCTAAAAAGCAAATACTAAATCTTGCGGTAGAGTGTTTTGCTTCAGAATATGAGCAAAAGAAAGACAAGATTATTATATATTTTGATACAGATACATATGCTCATACGTTCATAAAGTTTATGAACGATTATCTAAAGAAGAAGAAGAACGTATAATACTATATCCGTTTATTGTATCTGCGTTATTTAGCAGTGCCACTCTTAGCGTCTGGTGGCTTACGCCAATATTTTTACCAGTTTCACGCAATGTTTCATAATATATTTCTTCATCGCCTTTCTTGAATAATAGATTGGTATGAAAAAACTCATCATTGCGTTTGCCACTAAAATATTCTTCCCAACTAAGACCATCTAATCTTTTGCCTTTATAGCACCAGTGCTTTATTTCCAAGCCCTGCCTGAACATAGCAGATATAAGGCTTTCTGAGATGTTTATTTTGGCGGATAAATCTTTTCTACGCTGTGCTAATGGTATTTCCTGACCATTTATTGTATTGATTATATATTGGTTCTGCATACGCTGCCACCAAGTTAGATTGCCATCGCAACGCATAGGATGTACAACCTTCTTCCATTTTCTGCGATGCGTATCAATAATATCGCCATAATCACTTCTTCTGGCACAGTTGAACTTATCTGCTAATATTTTCAGTTGCTCAAGTTTTTCATTTCTAAAGCCAATAGGCTCCATTGTCTTTTCTTCTACAGATACATTATCATCCCTGCTGATACACATATAATAAATGCCACCACCAAATAATATATGAGCAGTAGAGTTGCCTGCTTTTATTGTTTCTATATAGTTGTAATGTTCTACGGCGTCTTTTTTGATGCGTAGTACTACAGGTATATAAACCTTCTCGTATCTTGGACCATCAGCATATTTCATATTGATATATATGATTGCCAATTTCTAAAGTAGTTTTTATATTTTATCCAACGCCACAACATTGACCTTTTGCTATTGTCTTGAAATCAATATTGGTATTTAGAGTATCATTGGAAAATGTTAGTTTATATGCATTTGATACTTGCGTAGCAGAGTATCCACCTAAACTATATCCAGCAGTTTGACTACTATGCCCAGATGCTTGACTTATTACTACATCATATGCAGCACTAAGATTTGTACAAGTATCTGTGCTATAGTTTATTCTCATCCAAGTTTGGATATTATATGTTCCCGCAGTTCCAGTCAAATATCCTCGTGATGTAATAGGGCCATTTATGCTTCCATAAGAGTTCCATCCTCTTGCTACTGGCAATGCCAATGATGTATTATTTGCTGTTGTTTCTGTGGCAAATGGCATTTTATCAGCCAATGTTTGGCTTACAAATGTAGTAAAAGTATTTCTAAATCCTCCAAGAAATACAGAAAATGAGTCGGAACTTGCAGTTCCACCATTAGAACGACCAGTGGTCAAATCAGCAGAACTTACTGTTGATGTAGTATCATTACTTAGAACGGTTTTGTAAGCCGCAGTTTGGTCATTTGAGTTGGTTGCACTATTTCCGCCATAACTATATAATGCTGTATAATATGATGCTCCTTTGATAGAAGACCTTGCGGCTGGCAATGCCGCACTGGCGTTAGATGAATTTACATCGTTGCTATATGTTATTTTTGCCGCACTAGTTTGGCTAGTATCTGTAGTATCAATGCCTCCTATCGCATATCCCCAATATCTTCCTCCGCCAGAAGTTTGCTGTGCTCTTGCTGCTGGCAAGTTTGCACTGGTTAGTGCAGTAATAGCATCCGTAGAATAGTTTAGTTTATCTGTAGTTACAACAGGTCCGGTAGTTCCACCCATACTAAAACTTTTGATATTGTTTCCATACCAATAAAAAGATTGGATATATGTTCTTTTTAGAGTAATAAACATAAGTTATACAATGGGAGGAAATGGTTGCATACTTGAACTATATACAGCATCAAATTCTGCTTTTGGTATTTCCACGGCGTTGAAATCTTTTAGTATATCAAGGCTTTCTATATCTGCTGCACCATAATAAATGTATGGAGGGTCGCTGACAACATATCCAGTCAAACTATCTGGAGGTAAGTATCTTGATGGACCCATTGCTTCACCTGGTCCTACTGGCTTTAGATTATATGTAAAATATTTCATTCTGGTAATTCTGGTTTTTTGTGCTGTTCTATAAATGCTATGGCTGGATTATCTATGGCTTTTGATTGCCATAATGCGTCAAGATTGCCTACACCTATTCTGCCGTGAGCAAGTATTTCTTCCTGCGATTGTCTTGCGAGACGCAACTGCCAATATTCTTCTTCGCCAGATTGTATCTGCTCGTATGTATATTTTGGCATATTGCTGAACATTTGATATAATACATTCCATTCACGCACTTGATTTTCCAATCCCAACTCCATCTCTTCTAAATCAATGGTCAATAGTTCTTTTTCATCAGCGTCTGTTGTTGCTGATATTTTCTTTAGTAGTTTCCTTTTTTCCACCATTTGGCGGCGTAGATTGAACGTGCGAACCTGAAGTTCCAATACGCATTGAGCATATTGTCTTGGCTCAGTATCGTGCTGTCCAACAACAAAGTGTTGTATTTGATAGTTGCTGCGTGCCTGATTGATGGCGTGAAACGCAGCCTCTAGTTCGTTCTTTTTTTCATTTACTATTTTATCTATTTGGTAGTTCATAAAGTTTTTCAGCAACATCCTGCTGATTGTGATTTTGCTACGCTTTTGTTCATTGCGGATATTGTTGCGGAAGTTTCACTTGATACCGTGAATTTATAAGCAGTTACAACCTGCGTGGTTGTATAGCCTCCAAGAGTATATCCAATGGTTGTACTACTCATACCAGAGCCTTGTTGAATACCTGTAGCCGCCAGGTTACTGGCAGTATCTGTGCTATATGTTACTTTTGTAAAAGTATTTGTAGTATTTGATGCCGACAAATACCCTTTAGTATTTAGTGTGCTATTGATAGAACCATAATTTCCATATGCTCTTGCCGTAGGCAAAGCAAGTGATGTATTATTTGCACTAGTTTCTGTGCTAAAAGGCATTTTATCGGCAATAGTTTGCTGAGTAAATCCACTCGGTACGTTTCTAAATCCACCAAAATACATAGCAGCCGTATCAGAACTCAATGTCATACCGCTTGCTCTGCCTGTGGCAAGATTGGCAGAAGTTTGTGCCGCAGTCGTGTCATTGCTATATGTGGTTTTGTATGCTGCGGATTGGTCATTAGAGTTTGCACCAGCAGAACCACCATAACTATAATTTGCTGTAGTATATACGGCAGCAAGAATACCAGAACGAGCAGCAGGTAATGCGGCAGAAGTATTTGATGCCATTGTATCATTGCTGTGCGTAAGTTTATTGGCACTTGTTTGTGAAACGTCTGATGCATCTGTTCCACCAATATAATATGCCTGAGTATCATTTCCTCCGCTGGATATTTGTGCTCTACCCGCTGTTAGATTTGCTGATGTTTGTGCAGCAGTTGTTTCTGTGCTGAATGTTGCTTTATCTGCGACATTTCCACCACCGGCTCCACCTATACTAAATCCTTTTGTATTTGTGCCATACCAAGTAGGAGTTGCTGGTGCAGCACTTATTACAACTGGATTGACACTTTTATATGACAATCCAAGTTTATTACCTAGTCGTGGATATTTTGTACTGCGTAGCATATATTATGTCTGTTCTCTGCCATATATTACAACATTGATAGATGCTGTTTGCGAACATTTCATTGTTATTTTTTCACTATGAGAGCCAGTTACACTGTTCAATACAAACGGAACTTTTGGTGCCAACTCAAGCACAGCAGAACCGCTAATGCCTTCACTCAATCTTTGTATGGCAAAAGAAGCACTAAAACTGGCTGTAGGAACTGTGGCAGTAAATGGAAAATATACCTGAACCGACTGAACCGTGCCAGTATAGTTGTAAAACCACATATTGCCTATTTCTACGGACTTGCTTGTTGGGGCCGTATATACAATACTTTCTGTGGCGTGTAGTATTTGACTTGCTAGTTGTTTTATATCTGTGTATGCCATAATATTATCCTAATATATATTGTTTAGATTTTACAAACCGCTATACATCCATACATCTTGTATTGTTATACCAGAAACTGTTGGGCTTGATGCGGCATTCAATGCGTATGAAGCAGTAGTAGCAAATGATGCCGATGTAGCATTTATACTATAACTTGCTGATGTAGCATTTACACTATAACTCGCCGTAGTGGAAGTTATACTGTAACTTGCTGTTGTAGAATATGATGCCGTTCCAGTTATTGGTCCTATTACACTAAGTGAGCCTGTTATAATAACAGAACCAGTTGCTTGTACTGTGCCTATAAATCTATGAACATCGGACGAACTATCACCAAATATATTTGTTCCTGCCGCATACATTTCGCTTGCTGTAATATATGTCAAGTTGGCATAACTAGAAGTAAATGTTGTTATAATACCATTCGTGGCATATACTCCAGAGCCAGATACATAACTTGCGGATGTAGAACTACCACCAGAACCAGCATTTAGTGCATACGAAGCAGTTAGTGCCATCATCGCATAACTTGATGTTCCCTGTAAAGACGCAGTAATCGTTTTTGCCTCAATATCTGCTGTATGTAATCTTCCAAATATATGCGTTTTTGTATGAGTTGCTGTACCGATTACTATACTATTACTTCCAGATGATACTGAGTTTGTGCCGATGATAATAGCATTTGATGCTCCTGCTAATATTTGTGCGTTTGTTCCTATTGCTATTGAGTCATCGTGAGCAACTGAACCAGTTGCAGCAGAAGCTCCTATCGCAATATTATTTGACCCAGATGGTAAGTTTCTAAGTGTAAATCTACCAAGTGTTGTATTTTGGGTTCCACCTGTCGCAAATCTTAGTGCTCCATTACCAACTATTGTATTATTACTACTATCTGTTATTGATGCTCCTGTAAGGCTTCCGATAAGTACATTGCTAATACCAGTTGTTATAGCCCTACCAGCAGATGGTCCAATATGTATGGTATTATTAGCAGTGGTTATTGCTGCCGAGCTACTTATTCCAATCATTACATTTGATGCACCAGTTGATATTTTGTTGCTTTCTCCCATATAAACAGAAGAACTCGCAAATGAAATAAACTTTGTATCATTAGAAAAACTTGCTGTGCCAAGTAATGAACCTGTAATGCTTGGAATACTTGCCTTATCAGCATTCAATGTGACTGCATTTATAGTACCATCTGTTCCCAGTAAATCTATCTGGCTACCGACATATAACTCTCCAGAGCCACCAATCGTGACATCACTAAGTGGAGTAAGAATAATATCATATGTTGAGTTTATTTGTACGCTATTATCAGTCGCTGTAATATTGACTGGTTCTCCTTCCAATCCAATCACATTTCTTGATATAGAAGATGTAGCAGAGTTTATGCTATAACTTGCTGTGCCAAGAACACTACCAGTAATATTGACTTCATTGCTGTTTATCCACAATGAACCACTTTTTACAATGATTTGACCATCTACTGGAGATACTATTCTAACATCGTGTAGTTCATCAAGTTCATAACCATTCTGTATAAGAGTGAATATGCTGCCATTGCCAACACCTACTCTTGTTACTATACCGGCATATACAAGATGGATTGGTGCTTGTGGCTTTATGTTTGTTAGTTGTCCAGAAGATGTAGAAACATATAGAACATCACCTTCATTATACATTGATGTGTCTATATCTTTGATTAGTCCGCGAGTACTTACATATCCAGTTTCAGCGGCATTTATACTTTCTAATACAATACCAAATGTGCGTGCTGATGTAGCATCTGCTGAAGAGTTGGCTCTTTTTACAGCAACTTTATCTGTTGCTGAACCAGAAGCATATACAACTTCTCCTTTGCTTAGTGCGGTTGCTTCAGCATTATATACATATGCTATTTCCTCAAAGCCGATTGGAAGATTTACATTTCCTCCACGCAATCCAAGTTTTAGCGTTCCAAGGTCGCTGTTCCAAGTTAGTTGTGCCACGGCATCTGTAGCATTTACTGTCTCAGCAAACTGAATATAAGAACTGCTTGCATTACCCAGCAAATAACTTGCGGTTGTTGCTGTGCCACCACTACCACCATTTAGGGCATAACTTGCGGTGATGGCATAACTTGCTGTACCAGCAAACTGGCTGGTGTTTGTTATACCAGTAATATTATTCCAATCTATGCTGGTTGGAGTTGTGCCACTTGTTCCGCTTGTGCCGCTGCTGCCATTGGCTCCATTTGCTCCGCTGGTGCCACTACTTCCGCTTGTTCCATTTTGACCAGATGTGCCGCTTGAACCATTTTCACCAGATGTTCCAGATGTACCATTTACGCCACTGGTGCCACTTGAGCCAGTAAGACCGCTGGTGCCACTACTTCCACTAGAACCACTGGTTCCACTTTCACCCGATGTGCCACTGCTGCCATTCTGACCACTGGTTCCACTTGAACCATTTTCTCCACTTGTGCCAGATGTTCCATTTACACCACTTGTGCCGCTTGAGCCAGTAAGACCACTGGTGCCACTTGAACCTGTAAGACCGCTTGTTCCGCTAGAACCACTGGTTCCACTTTCACCAGAAGTTCCGCTTGAGCCATTTTGACCAGACGTTCCACTGCTTCCGTTTGCACCACTTGTGCCACTTGAGCCATTTACACCGCTGGTTCCACTTGAGCCTGTAAGACCACTTGTTCCACTTGACCCGCTGGTTCCACTTTCTCCGCTGGTGCCACTGCTGCCGTTTTGACCAGATGTGCCGCTGCTGCCACTAGAACCACTTGTTCCAGTTTCACCAGATGTTCCACTGCTTCCGCTTGTTCCGCTTGAGCCACTGGTTCCACTGCTGCCATTTTCACCGCTGGTTCCGCTACTACCATTTGCTCCAGATGTGCCACTGCTGCCGCTGGTTCCACTTGAGCCAGCAGCACCAACTGCTCCGTTGAGGTTTGTCTGCCAAACACTATATGTTCCAGAACCTGAACTTGCGTAAATAACAACACTCAAATCTCCTGTAGATGGATTATAAGATGATATTGTACCATCCATCCAATTACTAAGGTCATATACTATAGTAATATCTTGTGTTATTGTATATGCTAATCCAGTTTCTACAACTAAGTTTATTGTTCCAGAACCTGTGATTGCTAAAGTTGTGGTAGAATTACCATTATATATACTTCCATTTAGACCACTGGTACCGCTTGTGCCACTCGTTCCATCTTGACCACTTGTTCCAGATGAACCACTGGTTCCACTGGTTCCGCTGCTGCCGCTTGAACCGTCTTCTCCGCTGGTTCCGCTACTGCCACTGCTGCCGCTGGTTCCAGATGTGCCAGATGAACCACTGCTTCCACTTGACCCACTGCTTCCGCTGGTGCCACTTGTGCCGCTGCTACCATTTTGACCACTGGTTCCGCTGCTGCCATCTGTTCCGCTTGTGCCACTGGTTCCACTTGAACCGGCTGTGCCACTGGTTCCACTGGTGCCACTTGTGCCTGATGTGCCACTATAACTTAGTGCAAAAGATGCGGTAAGAGCCTGTAAAGCATAACTGGCAGTTCCTTCTAAACTTCCTGTAACTCCACCATTAGCAACAAGAGGACCAGATACGGTCAAACTTCCTGTAACAAATGATACGCTGCTTGTTACTATCTCTACATTCAATACCTGAACTTGTATTGCTGATGCGGTGATTTGTCCAAAAGTAACATTGTTTGTGTTGTTGAACGCAAAACCACCATTATTGCTCAACTGCTGCGAACTTGTTATAGTGCCACCACTGCTTGCATAACTGGCACTATTGGCAAAACTAGCATAACTGGCTGTGCCGTTTAGAATGCCTTCTACATAACTTGCTGTTAGAGCATTGAACGCCCAAGAAGATGTAGCAGGTAATCCAGTTACATATGATGCGGTTAGTGCTTGTAAAGCATAACTGGCTGTGCCTGTAACCAATCCTTCTACATAACTGGCTGTAGCGGCATAACTGGCTGAAATAGCATTATCAACTACAAATCCACCAGCAACTATCAAACTTCCACTTACGGTAACATTGCCTACAAAATCTACATTGCTGCCAGTAATGGTCATTACATTACTACCAGTAAGAATATATCTATCTTTCCATATTGCTACTTGATTTGCTGTACCTGCTCCAATAACAGGCTGAACATATTCTATGTCAGCATTCCAAGTAACGGTGAATGATATTTGTCTGCTGTATATACCAGTTATAATATCAAACTCATCTACGCTGCTGTCCAAAACTATTTGTATTTCACTATCATATCCATTCAGCAATGATATGATAAATGTACGCATCTCTTCTGCTTTTTCTATTGTCTTGGCCTTACAATCAAATGTAACCGTTTCATATCTTACACTTGGTCCATCCATCGTTTGTGTTCCAATGGTATTGTCACGACTAAATACAACGCAAGGCAACTCTACATTCTGATTCTCAAACGTGCTTTCACTATAAACAGGAACCTGTAGATTATTATGAATTAGGCTGCGTAAGTTGTTATAATATTCTGTTATTCCTGCCATATGATTATTTTATTTGTAGATTACATTGAACACTATATCCCT